ACCCATAAATTTTGGGTCTGAGGAGGTTTGCTTACTGCTGACTAAGCAGTAAGCACGCGAAGGACTTCCATCGCTCCGCGTACCCATAACTTTCGTTACGGGCGTCAGTGATATAGTCCCAACGTGAACTATACCTCTTTCTGATTACGGCACGTCGTCGAGATGTTCTAAGAACGACAGAACCGTTCCTTATGCTACCAGCCAAAAACGCAACAAGCAGACCGGCCTCATTTACAAAGAAGCCAGGCAGCGAGCAACGTTTCTCATACTTTGATATGCAAATACGCCGTTCCTGAAGCCTCATGTAACGATAAAACGTTGCACGAGTTCCAGGATGTAGTAAACGACGTTTAAGCATAGTTTCGGGCACTTTGAGGCCAGCATCATCCTGTTCATCGTAAGGTACGGGTAAAAACCGTACTTTACTTAGCAGAAATGATACTGACTTCTTAAGCTCGATGCTATGCCTTGCAGACCATCGTATGAGACGATTGATGGCAGAGTAGCAGTCGTTCACGTCTCGGAGTCTCTTAATATAGACCCCTCGAACGTTGTGGCCAGATGAGAAATCTGAACCACACGACTCTCTGAAAAAGCCCTCATTAAAGGACTTATCAGCATTAACGGAAAATCCGAAGATAGATAACATCTTGCAGACAAGCTTGTAAGCTTGTTCAAGCACGATTATATCGTCTCCGAACACCGCGAAATTACCGATCTTCATTTCCTTTCGGTAGGATGGTTTTTCAACGTCCCATCTTAAGAAAACGTCGATCAGATTGCGGTCCGAACTGCCTCGAGAGCGAACGGGTTTTATGCCATAGGCTCTGTAGCAGCTGCTGACTAAAGCGGAAAATAATATCGTTTGCAATGGAAAAGTAAAAGCATTTCCCATGGACGATATCATATGTAATTCAACCTCTTTACCACCTGGAAGAGTGGTGCTAGGACAACGAAACCTGTTGAGAATATCAAAAACTCTCTTGGGTAACATTTCCTTGCAAAAAGAGACTGATATCGAATCGCTAGCACTAGATAAGTCGATAGTACCAAACTTACCTGTGAGCGATCCGATTCGAGCGAGTTCCCGGTTTATCTCGGGCTGCGTCGACAAGTTTATACCATAAACTTGACTAAGACGCTTTTCGAGACAGCCAGCTATCCCCTTCTGATACAACATATTGAGGATAGGCTCGGTACATATGGTCCGCGATATTTCAGTGGTTTTAGGAACAAAAGCTAGACGTGAACCCTTAACAGTTGCATACCCCCGCTTAATAGACCTCGAATGTTCCATCTCGGTCCATGTAGGGGACATAGCGACTGCGTGCACGTAGTAAGCATGCAGAGTTTGGTCTGTAGCGCACATAGAGCTCGTAGCCAACTTTGAGTAAAAGTCGGTTTCCGAGGCACCTATGTTAGCCCCGTTACCTAATCCCCAATTACTTACGATGTCGTGTTCATTGAGGATAAAGTCGTGGTACTTTTCTTCAACTTCGGAAGGTGTTATCCGACCGTCAGAAGAAGAATCGTCCCACTCTGGATAGAAAAACTTGTCGATCTCGGTACGGAATTCACCGAGTACGACAGTCTCCAGATCGGAGAAACAGGTTGTATCCAATCGCCAGTCACGACAGGAATTATTCACTTTCGTAAATAACTCCAATGCTTTTGCGTCTCCAGATGGATTTTTGTCTGAGGTACCTGGAAGGTACTTTTTGACAAGTGAATTCATAAGGTGACCCATTGCAAATTGTCGAGTCGGCTGACCTGGGTAGGAACTTAACGTTCCATCCCAACCTGCTTCAAACAGATCAAACGAAAGGGCGGTTTGAAGTTCAACAGCATCAATGTGCATGATGGCTCCATCCATTTCAATAAAACCTGACCCTTACGGATTAGGCCAAAGGCTGGATCCTAGAGGATCCCCGAGGTGGCCGAGTCGCCGATCCCAGCGGAAAGCTGGGTAAGCGACCCGATCATCATGGAGAACATCGCCCTAAGGTTGGAAGGATCCGCGACGTCCGAACCCGCTGGAATACCACATTCCATACGGATGTAGGCCGTCGAGTACGCCTGACCAGCCAAGGGCAGAACTCCTTTACGGAGAAGGCCTTTGTAAATATTGAAAGGGACATTGCTCACCACTCCCGTTGACGGATTCGCTTTTCCAAGATTTTTGAAAACGCGAGGCCGTGTAAACGTAAAAGTGAATGGGCAAGAACCACTGTGCACAACGACGCCGGCTTGCGTTCCACCTGTCGCAGTGACTGCATACTGTTTCCCGTTGTTATCGGGAGCAATATCCGCCACGTGCGTGTAGGTAGGAGACGTGAACCCCGTCTGTGCGGCACCAGTAACAGGTGACGTGAGTGCGATTGCCATTACATTACTCCTTAAGGCCTATAGGCGGAAATTCCGCCGTCTAGGGTTTTGGGTATGAAGATTGACGTTCGCTTGGCCAAACAGGGCAAAAACATTTGCTATATGTTTTGGGCTCTGATTGACGAAGTTTACCGTTAAGCTAGGCCTCGGTATGAGGTTAGCTCGACGGCGTACCGTCGTTCTTTTAAATAATGAAGAGGCAGGATTACCTTCGGTGCAGTGTGCGTTTGCGGCAGCTGGAAAGCCGGCCAGCGTAGCTCCACGAGAGATTGAAACTAGCTTATGGCTAGTTTTAACTCTACGTCGAGTTTGGCTGACCCACTTAAGAGCTGACGTATCCGCGAAACTTGCATCGATGAAGTCTCCAACGGAGACAAAGTAATCAAAGAGAAACGACCAAGGGAGTATTTCCCATGCAGTCGGTATGAACTCGGAAGGGGTAAACCCCCACCTAGCCAACCGATCCTGAAAGGTCGTCGCCGCACGAGCTACAACGTCGCCTCGGTACCTGTAGGTAGTGGATTCCTTAACTTCCGTTCTAGAATCATATTTAATTCGATCCTGGTTCGGGAAGAGGTTTCCAACCTGCTGGCTCTGGGACACTAATTTTGAACCTTGAGCAGACCGAGATACATGAACCACCCTCGTCTCATCGAGAAGGTGATTCAAAGTATCCTTAGCCGACTCAATATCCATCATTAGAGGAACCCAGCCGAAACTATGCTCGAGCCATAACCCTGGTAAAGCTTTCTCCCATTCCCACTTCAAATATTTTGAAGGGGGGCCTTTTCGGCGTCTTCGTCGTTGCTCAGCGAACTTTCTTTTGCTTAGTTCTCTGTAATAACGATCGATAGACTGTTCGAGAGCTTGCAGGGGGTGCTTTAACATGCGAATAGTCTGG